ATATATTGTAAATAATACTGACAATCAAAGTTTATTATTATTTTTCTCAATGATAGGCCAACACTTTGACAACATATATTATTACACAAAATCAATTGAAAAAAGTAGAGGATTAGGTTATAAATCGACAGACGGAATATCGGATAAATTATTATTTGATGTATTAAAATCATTCAATTGGGATGCTAAAAACCTAGCCACAGATAGTCAATTGTGGAATTATGTGTTTGGTATGGATTCCGATGGTAATACAAAAGAAACAACTCCTGCAAAGAAAAGAACATATGAAATTTGGAGAAGAATTGTAAATAATTTACCTTACTTATTAAAACACAAAGGAACCAGACGTGGTGTCTATGCAATAATGGCATGTTATGGTATTCCATCATCAAATCTTTCAATTTTAGAATTTGGTGGGCCAGAAGTTACGGACAATACCAAAAGTAAATTTGAATTTGATAATATAACAACTGCACTTAAATTCTACGGACAAAACTCCGGAAGTATTAAATTGGAGTGGAAAAATACGGAAAGAAATAGAAAACCTGATACAATAGAATTTTTTGTAAAACCAGAATATAGTGGTAATTTCACTATCGTATCGGGTAGTGGTTGGGGAATAAATGTTAGTGGTTCAACGGATTCTAAATATGGTAAAGTTATATTTAATTATTCAGGTTCAAATGCAATAACATCTTCTTTATTACCAATATTCAATGATGGTTTCTTTGGTATTGAAGTTAGTAGAAATAGTGGAAGTATATCTTCTAGTTTTGAATTAAACGTAAGACAATCAGAAAAAGAAAGAACTATATTTCAACAATCGGTTTCTGCAAGTGTTTTGAATGTTAGTGCAAGTTGGGATGGTGGTAACTACATTTATATTGCAAGTGGTAGTGGGTATGTTGGTTCTTTGGATGAATTCCGTTTGTGGTCTACACCATTAGATAAGGAAAGATTCTATGAACACGTTTCATTCCCAGAAATGATTAATGGTAATCATGTATCATCTTCTACTGATGATTTATTTTTTAGATTAGATTTTGAATATCCAAAAAACTTAGCAGCGTCTTCTTCATTATTGAATGTAGATACAAATATATACTTCTCATCATCATTGTATAGAAATGATTTGGAAAGTGGTTCTATAACTAATGGAACGTTAATATTTTCAGAAAACCCATCTGCATCATATTCGGCATCTGCGATTGGATTCCCATCAATTACAACATATCCATATCAATTTGAAGCGATAGATAGAACGGTTGTATTAGAAATACCAGATGCAGGTTCTACCAGATATTCTACAAATAAAGTTAGATTTGAATCTCAAACAGACTTTAATGGTAATGATGTAAGTGGCGGAGTTGATTTATCGGTAAAGAGTAGAGTAACTAAAAAATCATTTGACCAAGCTCCAACGGATTCTAATAGAGTTGGTTTATTTTTCTCTCCTACAAAAGAATTGAATATTGATATTGCAAAATCATTGGGTGGATTAAATTTAGATAACTACATAGGAGACCCGTCGGATAGATATAGGTCTAATTATAAACAATTGGATGGATTAAGAAATTATTATTTCAAACGATTTGATAATAGAGATATTTACGCATACATTAACTTAATCAAACTATATGAGAAATCGATGTTTGAAGATATTAAGAAGATGTTGCCGGCAAGGGTTAAAGCTACTACTGGTCTTTTAATTGAACCACACATTTTAGAAAGAAGTAAAATTGCACAAAAGAAACCTACGGGTGATGGGTATCAACAAGATGTAACAATACATTATCAAGATACAACTATATTGAGTGCTGATAATATACAACACGAAAGTATAGTTGATGCAAACCTTTCTGAAAACTTAATTGGTGAAAATAATCAATATGAGAGTGCAATAGACGCAAATCTTTCGGAAAATTTAATTGCAGATTCGTATCAACATGACGGCTTAATTGAAAATACAGATACTACAATTGCAAATGCAGAATCTTATCAACAATCAGTTAATATAGATGCCGGATTAGACGAACCAACTATTACAACCGAAATTGATTTAGGAACGGAAACATATGGTCAAAGTGATTATGAGACAATTGGGTTTGGTATTTATGCACAAAATGGTAATGCAATTAGAACCTATTTTGACAAAGATAATAAAAGAGTAACCGAAAGAGTTAGAGTTCAGTTAATCACCGAAGAAAAAGAAAGAATTGTAACCAGATTTGCAATTACTGCATCAGCAAGTGGATTGGGTGACCCGCGTGGTGGATATGTTTCGGATATACAAACATATACTGAAACAAAATTAAACATTCAACCATTTAGTGGTTCTATTGTTCCTGTTGTTAAAAATAATATAATAGCGGTTAGGCCTGTTGATGGGTATTTACCAACACATTATAAAAACACATCGGATTTAACAAGAGGATTGCAAAATAGTTTCTTTAAAGGTTCAAAAAATACCGCAGCAACAACATTAGATGGAACATCTCCTGTTGAAACATTTGTATCTAATCCAAATACATTAACGGTAAATAGAACAGGTAGAAATACTTCCGAACCAATTTTAGAAGTAGAATAAACGGAATTTTAAAATAATTATATTTATAACAAAAGATAATATTATATTATGGGATATTTAAGTAATACCGAATTAACAGTTGACGCTATCTTAACAAAAAAAGGTAGAGAAAAATTAGCAGCTGGACAAGGATTGAACGTAACGCAATTTGCATTAGCAGATGATGAAATCGATTACACACTTTACGAACCAGCTCACCCATTGGGTTCAGCTTATTACGATGCAGCAATCAAAAATATGCCTGTGTTAGAAGCTAATCCGGATGAAACTCAAGTAATGAAGTATAAGTTAGTAACTTTACCAAAAAACACAACTAGAATTCCAGTTGTTGAATTTGGTGTTCCTAACATTTCAGTTAATCAAAGAAGTGGTGAAGTTGCATTGTCTCCAACTACATCGCCAGCAGGAAATAGAAGTTTAGGCTATACAATTGTATTGTCTAACAAAAATGCAGGTGATATTATCGGTGAAGGTGTGACATCAGAAATTGGTTCAGTTCCAGTATTTATCGGAGACGATGTATCTGCAACTGCAGCAATCGCTAAAGGATTAACTTTCAAATTTATTCCAAACCCATCATTAACTTCGACTATCAGAACTACAATTACAGTTTATGGTAACGAAACAGGTGGTTCGCAAACAATTCCAATAACAGTAACTTACGTTCAATAATAAAATACTATGGCAGTAATAAGAGACAATAGAGGAGCCCTTTTAGCAAGTAATATATCAAATTACTTGGCCGGTGCAGCAAACACCGCAGGAACTCCGGTAGATACTAACGAATTAGTTAGAATCGTAAACCAATTTTTAGGAACTGGTGAACAAATCAGTTCGGATATCACTACAATCACAAATGGTATCTACAAAAAATTTGGTACAATTGATAAAGTAACTAATAGAACTGAAATCGTAACTTCTGGAATATGGAGTGGTGATATGGGTTCATTGGTAGATTTTTATACTTCATCCGTACAACTTAATAGTACAACTGGAAAATATTACTTAGATGTGTATAATGATGTAATATCATCGGATGCATCTGAGGTTCAATTTTCAATTGCATATGGTGATGTAAGTGGTAATGGTGCACCTACACTAACTCAAGACGATTCATCTACTCTTTCAACTAAAGCAGTATATAATCAATTAAAAAATATATTATTAGATTCGTCTGATGTATATTTTACGGACTATGCAGGAAATGATATGACATCATTCTACGCAATTAACGTAAATAGAGCTAGATACAAAGAAAGATTAGACCCAGGTAATATTTCAATCAATTTATCAGGTTCATTAAATGGTGCAGATAAATTTGTAACACTAATAGATAATAGTGGTGGAACCGATGAAAATGTAACAACTGCTGGTAGAGTTTACTACTTAGCAAGTGGTTCATTAAATATTGGTTCGGCATTAACTTCATCAATTAATACTTACACCGCATCTAATGGACAAGGATTTGGATTATTTTATCCTGATATGGGTATCATATTATTAAACCCATCGGCATTATCTGCATCGGTGGATGGTAAGTTAATGGCCGCAGCAGGTTCAACTGCCGGTCAATATCATCAATCGGGTTCGGTATCTGGTTCATTGAAATTATATGATGCATTAAAGAAGGGTGCTGATTTCCAAGCTCGTAGAACTGAAAACGTTTCTACTTCACATTATTTCGTAAGAGCAAACAATAGAGAGTTTAACTTCTCAAACAACCCAACATTCGTAAGTGGTTCAGTTGGTGCATTTGCAAATCCATCATTTGAGAGAGACCCGAAAGTATACATTACGACCGTTGGTCTTTATGATGATGCAAATGAATTATTAGCAGTAGCTAAGGTTTCTAAACCAATAGAAAAATCATTTGATAAAGAAGTTGCAATCAAAGTTAAATTAGACTTCTAATCGGAGAATATATTAAATAATGTTAAACCCCCGTTTTGGGGGTTTTTCATTAAAAGAATATTTATATACGATATGTTAAAAAGAATACCAAAGTCGGATATTAATGTAAGGCCGTTTAAGGCATATAAAGAGTGGGATGAATTATCAGCTGATGTTTCAGTTTTACTAGCAGAACGTGGTAATTATGCGGACACACAGATGATTGATATAAATGTTGGTCATTTAAGTGGTTCTACTTACAATAAACATTCTTTATATGGTCAAATAAAATCTACATTTTATAATGGTAGAGAGGATAATCCCATTGAAAGATATGGTATAAAAACAAACGAATTTACAATATTTACCAAAGTAAAAGAAAGATATTTAAGCGATACGGCAGTTGTTATATCTATTCCAGAAAAGTGCGTAGGTGAAGGTATCAAAAGGGGTTCCGTTGTTTTGAGTGATAATACTAATTCGTATTTTGATGATGGATTTGGTAACCTAACAGGAACTGGTACTAATATCGATTTACAAACTATAAATTTTGATAACGAATTAATATCATTTCAAGATTTAACAAATGTAATAATTTCTTTTAAAATAGTTGAATTAAATTTAGAAACAAGTATATTAAGAGTTGAATATGATTCCATACCATACACATTACAATTAATAAAAATAGATTTTGAAAATGATATATTAGAAGTGGATGAAATTCCATTTTTAGATAATGTCATAAATAGAATGGGTAATGTGTTTTATACACAGGGTTTAATCGTATTAACCGAAGATGTTGGATTTAATACATCAAATTTTAATTTGTATTATAAATCAACCGAAACTGTGTTTGAGCACGAATATCTTTTGATAGTAAATGAAGATGAATTCAATGTGTCACAAAATCCAACCGCGGTGGTTGAGGTTGGTAAAAAAACTGAAACCATTTCAGGTACCGATGGTAGATTGTATAAAGTAACAACTAATCCAGGTGTTAAATATATTAAGAAAAAATCTATATTAGAAAATGGTGATACATTGGATTATAGATTTGGTTCGTTGGTTAATACATCCATATCCGGAGGATTCGAACATTATGATGTAAGTAGTTCGGTAGATAGTACGGGGTCATTTTTAACTCCATTTATTACAACTATTGGACTATATGATGATAATTGTGATTTAGTTGCAGTTGCAAAATTACCACAACCAATTAAGTCCGAACCAGATATTCCAGTAAACTTTATTATTCGTTTTGATACATAACATATATTTATAAGTAAAAACAATTATTATGTCTAAAATATTAGATTTATACAAATCACAACAATCAGCACTAGGTGTTGACAAATTAGGATTCGATGCAGGTGTTGCAGCAAAAACTCCATATACTACAAACGATTTGAAAAAAGCAGATGACCAAGTGTTAACCGCTGATAGATTCAAAACAGGTAGAGGTGGTGAAAAGAATTTTGCTAAATACTCCGATTCGGTGAAAAGATAAAAAAAACTTAATGGCCAAAAAAGTTACAAAAAAGAACAATCCAAAATGGGTTGCTAAAAAATATGGATTTAAGTCTGGTTTAGAAGAAACCATATCTCAACAAATAGAATCATACGGAATTAAAGTAGAATATGAAACCGAAAAGGTATCATACATAATTCCTGCGTCCGAACACAACTACCATCCTGATTTCAAACTACCTAATGGTATTAGAATTGAAACAAAGGGTAGATTTGTCGCAGCAGACCGTAAGAAACACCAATTAGTAAAGGAGCAAAACCCTAATTTGGATATTCGTTTCGTATTTTCCAATTCAAAGAACAAAATCAGCAAAAACTCAAAAACTACCTACGGAATGTGGTGTGAAAAGAACGGATTTAAGTATGCCGACAAATTCATCCCAAATGAGTGGTTTTTAGAGGAAAATAGACCATAAATTATTTGGTAATATCAAATATTTGTCGTATATTTAGAGGGTGTTGAAGCAAAATGATAAGAATACAGTCGTAT